CAGCTGAGGTGCCAGCACGATTCCGCCGAAACCTTCTTCGTAGCGACCGAAGGCAATGGCGACAGTAGAGCCGTACTCCGCTAGTTCGGAAACAGATTCAAAGCCGGCGCTCTGCGTGAACCGGTCACGCCCGACTTGGTTGGCACCACGGCGCTGACGAACTTGCCGACTTTCCGGCAGTTCAGGACGCATCAAAAAGCTAACTACTGTTGACGCTACGCCGACAACAAGACTGGCAATCGCAAGACCCAGTGCCCATTCAGCGCCTGTGTTCTGAATATCTGGGACATTTGCATATGCGGCGGGGCGAATTTTTCCCTGCTCGCGGACGTAAGCCTTGAAATACTTGTACTCTTCTTCGCTGATTCCAATCGAATCAATTAACTGCTTTTCGTACGGAAGCAGTGGGATTTCGTAAGTTGGCGCGTAGGGCACCAGTGCACCGCCTGTCTTCTCTGGCTGATGTGCAAAATGCCCCTGTCCCACGTCACACCGAAAGCGGTTGTTTCCTGTGGCAGTAGAACCACATCGCCATCATAAAGCGGCCTGTCTACCCGGTGGCCCCAGCGCAATAGATCGCGGGCGATCTCAATCCGACTGGCTTCGTACCAGCTTTGCTTGAACACTGGCGTTGGGATGCCCATAACCCGCAGGGCTTCGTACACCAAGTGGATGCAGTCGATCTCGCCATTGCTGCCGTCTGCGCCAAGCCTGTAGCGCAGTCCAATCAGCTCATGACATGCGGACGCCACTGGAGATTGGCAGGTTGCCGATCAATGTACGGTTCAAGACGCGGTTTGGAACGTTGCCGCGCACCGAGTCCAGCACCGTGCCTAGCCGAATGGCGAGCTTTTCCTCGTCCCAGGCAGCGCTGACGCAGATGCCGCGATAGGTAAACAGCGTCTGACCGGGCTGGTTCGTTGCGTCGATGTTTACGTCGAACAGCGTCGTGACCTGAGCGAACCACTGCTCATTCAACAGGCGAGTCGCCCATTTGCGGCTAAGTCCGGCATTTGGAAACACCAGGCTGGCTTCGATGTTGTCCGGGCTGCGGTTGGCAGCTAGACCGCTAAAGCCAAACGGTAAAAAGACAAAATCGTCGTGGTTTTGATTGATCCGGTAATTTTGGAAGTAATAAATCGGGTTGTCGTTTGCGCTGCCCGTGCGGCTGAGGGTTAGGCGGTGACCAAAACTGACTCTCATGGCATCACAGTCCTAGCTTTTTGCGGGTGGTGGCGCTCATCTGCAGCTGCTTGATTGCCATCGCCTGTCCCATCTTGGAGGATTGCGAGATGATCGCAGGGATTTGATCAGCCTTGACGTAGTTCTGGTCGTTGAAGACCAGCGTGCCGCCGCTGATGTTGATTTGGGCAGTACCAAATGCGGCATCGCTTTGCGCTTGAGCTGCAAACGCAGCCGCTTCTTCCGCTGCAGTGCTGGAGCCTACGGAATACTTGGATTTAGCGGCATTCAATTTCGCAACCACACCAAGCTTTCCATCGGCGCCCCTGGTGAGAGGCATGATTGCCTCCGGTCCGGCTTCACCCATAACACCAGTCGACATTGCACCGCCATTGGCGAATTTGAAGAAAGTTGGTTTGGTGACGATGCCGCCTGATGCAAAGGGTTGGATGCCGTTTTGGGCATAAACATTTCCCGTTGCGTTTGGCATTGGATATTGACCAACGCCAGCCGCTGGATTTGGGCCGCCGCTGCCAGCCGGATTGCTAAAACCAAGAGCTTTGCTAATTGTGCCAAGAGTAATCATGACCAATTGCTTGGCAATAATTTGGGTTGCCATATCAATAAATGCCTTGCCAATCGCTTCAAACATGCTTGCCAAAGTGGTCTTGATGTTTTCAGCACCAGTGACCAAGCTGGAGACAGCTGTGCTCATAGCGGATCCAATGGCTCCTTGAATGCTTTGGGCAAGCGAACCAACAGTCTCTCGAATCATTTCAAGCCTATCTTTTTGCTCCGCAAGACTTGTCAGGTGGGCTTTTAGGCCGGCATCTAGGTCATCCCAGTCATTGCCATATTTAATGACAAGTTGATCAAGGGTGCTCAGCTCAGAGCCCATTCTCTGGAGCTGCATGACTTGCTCTTCAAGGGATTTAATGTCGCCACCAATGACTGTGCGAGTCGCAAGTTTTGTATAATCTTCATCTTTTAAGCCAGCAATATCAGCGAGGCCTTTCTCTGCTTTAACACCGCCAAGCCCTTTGAATTCAGCTTCAGCCGCTGTAATTTTTCGCCGCAGTTCGTCAAGAGCCTTTTCAAACGGGGAGAGCTCTTCCGTAGAAAAAGCACCACCAGGATCAAAAAGCTCACGGTAAATTTTGTCGGCTTTTTCCTCAATGTTTCTTGCGGTTTTAGCAAATTCCGCCCTGACTACTTCGCCTTGTTTTGCAATTGCAGCTTTTTCTTTTGAGTAAACATCTTTGCTTACCTCGCCAAACTTAAAGCGAAGATCAAGCTGCTGCTCTTGATTAAGCAGAATTTCTTCTGCTGCTTTTAAAGCTTCTTTTGCTCGATCGCTTTCTGTTTTGGCAATAATCTCGTTCAGTCGACCCTGTTGAGTCAGAAGGTTGTTTTGGGCTTGAATCCGAGCTAGCAGTTCTTGGAAAAGATTATTTCTTGCTTTAGCCGCTTCCCTTGCCGCCTTGTCTGCTTTATCTTTTTGAGTGCTTGCAGTTATACCGGGCAGTCCCGGTCTTTCTGTTGCTTCATTGGTCACTCCTCGGGCACTCATGTCAGCCGCGAGCAATGCTTTAAGGCGTCCAAATTGCTGAGCGCGTCTTGCTTGCATCTGCGCAAGCGTCACAGTGAAATCCCTGGTTGCACCCATTCCGGGCCGTTCAGCAATTCTTTCCTGAAGCTGCTTAATCCTGCGCTCGGTGGCGTCAAGATTTCGCTGCGCTTCATTAATTTCACCCTGACGACCACGGCCCAAGAATTCATTTAATTTGCGAACACCAGCATCAATTGAAGAAACAATTTGCGCAAAAACAGTTTGAAATTCAGCCCCAATTGGACGCAAAAGCGTGCCAACACTTTCGCTGAGATTTGATAGCGATGTTTTTAATCGGTCGCCAGCAGCTTCTGGGCCGCTAGCAATTTGCTTGGCAGATTCTCCGTACTCTTCAAATAATTTTTCCGCAAATTTTTTGAAGTCAAGCAAAGATACCTGCCCTTGCTCTAGCGCCTTGTCAAGCTGCTGAGGCGTTTTCCCAATCGACTCAGCAAACAGAGAGAATGCGCCCGGCAATCTTTCGCCGATTTGCCCACGCAACTCTTCTGCCGAAACCTTGCCTTTGCTGAATACCTGTGCAGTCGCCGTAACCGCAGCGTTTAAGTTCTCAACTGAGCCACCCGTACCTCTGATGCCAGCAGCAATTCCACGGAAAGCCACTTCCGCGTCTTTAACGCTGCCGCCAGCGCCAATCACCGACGCAGTTAATTGTGTAAATGACTTGGTAATTACATCCTGAGGAATCGCAAGTTCTTGACTGTATTGACGGATAACGCCAAGAGCTTGATTGTATTCTGAACTGCTTTGCGTTACGTTGCGCAATGCAATTCTTAACTTTTCGAGCTGAGCAGCGTAATCAGCGGCAATACCAAGCTGTTGCCTAAAAGCACCAACCTGAGCGCCAATCGCAGCACCGGCAAATGAACCGCCTACCGTTCCAAGTCCCGGAATTAAAGATCCAGCAATAGCACCTCCAACACCACCCAAAAATCCTTCGGGGCCGCCAAAAATACCGCCCGAAATTACAGCGCCAGCAGCTTGAACGGCCTGGCCTGCGGTAATTGCGCGACTCCTGCGACGATCTCTTGCCTCAAGCTGACGATCAAATGTAGCCAGCTCATCTCGAAAACCTTTTTCTCTTACTCGACCCTCGAGGTCGAGCCCTTCAAGCATTTTGTCAATTTGAATCTGATCGTATTTTGATTGAAGCTCGACACGGCGAATCCGCGCATCTTCGTAGATGCGATTAACGTCATCCATCGCCTGCCGAATCGACTCTTGCGCTCGACGACCCGCCTCAGGAAAGGGTTGCGGACCAATTGGAGTCGCGTAAGCGGATTCTTCAACACGAATACGTCCAGGTGTTCTCGCACCCGCAGCAATCATTGCGCCAGTTACCGGATCCCTATATCCACCAACACCAGGAGCCATCGGCCCCTGTGTTCTGTAATACTCTTGAACTCCGGCAATCTTGTCAGCGCGACGCTCAACTCCAGCTTGCGCAATATCAAGCTGGCGGAAAGCTTCAGCAGTGCCCGTCAACTCGAAGCGCAATTCACGCTGAATATCCGCCATTCGGTTGGATACATCAACGTATCGAGCGCTCCCGCGCTCTACATTTGCAAGCTCGCCGGCAAGCTCAGAGAGCTGCTGCTCAAGTGCAGCAGTCGTATTTGGAAGCCCAGGCAGTCTTGAGGGATCTGCGTAGCCACCCTGGAAAATAGGACTTTGAAACGCTTGAAAACCTGCAATAACCTCTGCGCGCCCAGTTCTGCCAGCCTGGGTGACAGAGAGAAGTCGGATGCGCTCTAAGGTCTCAAGATATTTTTCGGAATCAAAGCGCAGCCCAGATAAACCACGGCGAAGCGCTGCAATCTGACCACCAAGGACTTCCGGCGTAGCACCAAAACCAGCGCTAAGAGTACGATTAAATTGCGCGGCTTCGCTGCTTAAGTTGTTTAATTTTGTCTTAGCATTATCAATATCTTTTCCAAGTTGAGCAAAAGCAGATGATCCCGGCCGAGCCTGCCGCTGCAATTCAGTAAGCGCGCGAATTTGTTGCTGCAGAGCCCGGGCATTGCGCTCAGACGCGCCTGTCGCTCGAGCTATGGATTCTCTTTGTTGATCAATAGCAGCGCTACTGCCGCGAAGTTCAACTTCAAGTGTTGCAATACTATTTGTAAGCTTGTTGTAAGTTGCCGAGCCAATCTCCGCCTGTCCACGCAGTCCTTTGAATGCCTCTAGTTGCCCTTTGATTAACTGCTCAGTTCGACTGCTTGCATCACCAAATTCAACAATGCTGCGACGCGCTTTCTCTATCGTTGTATTTGAAGGACCAATAGCTTTTTCAAGTTCACGAAATGAACTCTTCAGCTTGTCAAGGCCCTCGAAGCCCTGAATGCCAAGCTTGATGAGAATATCTTGAACCTGCTTGCTAGCCATCCTTGTCCTTGGCCAATTCGCTTAACGCTGCAGCCTCCATTATCTGAAGACCTTCAAGCATCTCGCGGCGATTGTCCACATTGTAGAGGTCAAACATCCCGCCAGCACAGAGCAGCACGTCGTAACGCAGCCCCATGTAGCCAGCCATTGTGGTTGTCCACTGCGTTTGCATGCGCAGGAACATCATCACAATGTCCCAGTTTTCGTCCCAAACTTCAAAATCAGCCGACTCCTCCTTCGGCTGTTCAGGGAGGACGATGCCAAAAGCAGCAGCGTCCTCCTTTGTTTTATCTTCTACTCTTTTGCCACCGCCTGCCCAATAGACGGCAGCATCTCTCAGTTTCCCTGGCGGCCGCCTTCGAATGTCTCGGTATAAGCCTTCAAGACACCACGAATCCAATACGGATCATCGCTGAATTCACGCATAGCCTCGAGCGAAAATGGCACTTCCTTGCCATCCTCATCCAGGATGCCGTCCCAGCCGACCATGATTACCTTCAGCAGGTCCAGCTCACCCTTTTCGCCAAGCTTTTGAAATTCCTTCCGGCCAACGCGCTTGAACTTTGCATCAAACGTCGCAGTGTCAAAAGTGCCACCATCAGCGGGCTCCTCGATCGACACAGGCCAGCTAAAAATCTTGACCTTTTTACGGACAAATGCCATGCGTAATGCACGCGATACTGCAACAGCATACACCCAATAAAAAAGGGCCGCATTAGCGACCCCTCAAACCGTCCACACCAGCTACAGCTTAATCAGGTGTACACCAAGCTGAACTCATCGTTACCAGTCGTAGAGGGAACGGCTGTGTAAGGGATATTCAGCATGTGGATGCCGTCCTGATCGCTGTAGGACACATCGCCGATATCGATCCGAGTGGACACGAAATCAACAATATTGCCAGCAGTCTGGCCATGCTGGAACAGCAGGTTGCCCAGAGTTCCATCCGACAATGCAGCAGTGAAGTAGTTCTTGGTTGCCATGGTGACAGCCTCGATGACTACGTTGCCAGTTGAAGCACGATCGGTAAGCAGCACCTGCTTAGTGCAGTTAACAAGATCGCGATACACCAAGGTGTTGCCGATGTCAAAAC